AGAGGACGAGCTTTCTGAGTGCTTTCGCCGGAGGCCACCCGGCTCATCAGCTTACTATTCTAGAAGCGGGATGTTTATTACCGTGGCAGCCAAAGGGTTGCTCACGTCCCTGACCTATGCCAGATGCCTTGGCGCATCAGGGAGTGTCAGGTATTGGAAAGGAGGCGGGAGCTAGGAAGAGGGTGAGATGGGAGAGGGGTAAGGAGCGGAAAGGAGGGACAGTGCATGTCACTTCTTGGCTGGGGCCGGCGGCGTTTCAGGTTTGGCCGGCTTGTCACCTTTCTTGGGTTTCCCGTTTGGTGTCTGCTTGGACTTCGGGCCCGGCTTGGTCCTGTCCTTAGTCTGCTTCCGATTGCCGCCCTTAGGCCTCACTGGGCCAAACTGTGCCTGGGACAGCTGGGGTGGCGTCGAAGCGGCGTGGAAGCAGCCACGCTTGAACAGGAGCTGCTGCGATCGGTGCATGTCCTCGATGGTAAACTTGGACTCGCCGACGTCAAAGAGCTGTGAACTGTTACGGAATTCAATGCCCATCGACGCCTCAAGCGCCAATACCGTGGAATCAGCCACAGTGGCTGTGGAGGGGTTGGGATCAGTGCAAATGATGGCACCGAAGTACTCCACTCCATCGAGCTGGAACACCGGGTGTGACCCGACAGTGGACGTCTGCGCACACTGCCGGAACTCGCCGGTGCTGCCATCGCCGATGGAGAAGGCGTACAATCCCTTCTCAAGCGCTCCGTAATACCGGTCACGAGGATGTGCCTGCCGCACAGATGCAGATTGAAAGCCGTCAGACCAGGGGTCAGCTCTGCTGATAGGAACACGCGTTGCCAAAACAGTACCTTCCTTGCTCAGCACCTTGGAGACATTGGTGATCCTCAAGGCGGAGGCAATGGCTCTGGTGTCGGAGTAGGGCAGGGTGCTCGTAGTGAACTCAGGGGGCTCCATCCATGGCAGCAAAACCGCAGTCGCGGCCGTGTTGGCGATCGGTACACCGCCGGCGTTCATCAGTGGTGCCCATGTGTAATCCATGGAAGTACAGCGCATATTGGTGGTGGTGGTCGTGGCCGCGCGCGTAAGGGCAAGCAGCCTGATCCAACCCCCAAAAATGGTGCCGGAAGTGAAGGTCACGACGTTGTTGGTGCCAGCAATGCAGGGGAGGACAAGCGTTGAGGTAGGGCTCTGGTCCTTGCGGAAGCCGACCACCTCGAACTCAGCTTCCCAATCTCCTGCAATAGTGGTGTTAGCCGCACTGAGTACCAAGTAGCATGACCATTTCATGCCCCACGGAACATAGGTGTACAGGTTCCCGTGATACTGCCCGACCACGGGGGTGGTTGGGACGTAAGGTTGGAAGCCCGCGTACAACGGTATGCCGAACCGGACGTCGGGGACAGTGGTACGCTCCCCGGGGTCGTTTGGCAAGATCCATGCGGTTTGGAAAGCTACCTGAACTGCTCCACTGGTGATGACTCCGTTCGGCAGAGCGAGGTCAGCCCACACCGGGTAGACAGGGCTGCGGAAGAGCGCCAGACGGCACTCGGGAGCGCCCTCCGTTCCTGCCTGGATGGTCGACACCTTGGAAAACGACAAAGTGGAGGTCCGTTCCAGGTTGGGAAAGGTGGGCTGTCGCAGCGGGCCGTAGCGGGCTGGGTGCACCTGGGCGTTGAACAGCTGTTGCGCCATGTGACAATGTGGTCGGGAAGTTTGAATGCCGATTCAGTGCTTCTAAGGCCTGTAGGACTAGAAAGGTATGTGTGCGTGGGAAGGAGGGTACGTACAACTAACCTATTGCTCGTCAACCAAAACCATGTGTCTTAGCAGCCAGTGATCCAAGACGCACGGTCGCCCGCGGCATTTTTCCACCTCTGCCACCACGTAAGCGATGCACTCCCGCACAGCGGCGGGCGTCACACAAACGTCCTGCAGGTCAAGATCTCCTCGCAGATCGCTCTTAGCAACCGTGTAGGCCGAGGCGAAGGCAGCAATGGTGCTGTCGTCGTAGGCCGGTGGTGCCAGTTTGCCCATCTGCTGCCATGGCTTGTTGTCGTCGGGTCTCCAAGCGTTCACCTTGGCATGCGGCCTCGCGGAGACCCATGCCTTGCAGAGGTCACCAAGAATTGGCACATGGCCACTGCACTCTACGTGCATCTTGGCGATCCCCATGAAGTGAGCACTGGGGTCACCACGGATCCTCACCTGCCAGCCGAGCTTGTAAAGAGCACGGCCGACTGTCCGGGACCAGTAGTAACGCCCGCCGATCGGTAGGGGCCGATGGCCCAAGTAGACTGCGTCCTCGAAGCGGAAGGAGCAGAACATCTTGGCCTTGAAGCCCATCAGAGCCAGGTTGGAGCGCGCCCGATCGATGAAGTCGAGCGCCTTCTCATGCGTGCAGGTCGGGAGGAAACCGAGTGCGTCGTCCCCGCAAACGGACAGTAGAAGGATGGTGGATATCCGGTGAATGTCCTCTACTGCAACCTCCAGAAGCGGCTTTTGGTACCAAGCAGCGGTCACCGACAACAACATCGCAATCCCATTCAGCAGGGCATTTGCAAGCGCTGTGTCATCGCGGCCACTCGCGTTCATCACACGGCCTTGGTACTTGAGGTCGCCCAACTTTCCCTTGGGCGCCCTCCAACACTCCAGTACGCGAGCAAACTCAGCATCGTCCTTATGCTGGGAATAGAAGTCCTCAATGAACTCCCAGACATCTGAATTGAAGGACGAGTCATACATGGTGTAATCGGACCAGAACACCAACTTCGGTCCGTCACCCGTGGCGCGGTGGAGCCACTGCTGGGTTTTTTCTGGAGTCGTTCCTCCGTAGAATAGGTGGGTGTCAAGGCTCCACTGCATCTTCAGCCAGGCCATGTACGGCTTGATCTTAGGCCCGGCAATGCAATGCGTGACGTCGTGCGGGGCATTGATGAGCCGATCCACCATCTCTCGTAGTGGAAGCAGGTCATTGCCTTCCTTGCGGAACCCCGGCAGCCATTCCTCCTTAATGAAGGAGTGAAACGTCTCGTACTTCCTCGACCACCCGGAAAGTCGCCATAGTGCCATAGCCTCGGTGAGCGGTCGCTTGCGAGCGGCAGGAACTGAATCCAGCCACTCCTGGTCCGTCATCGGGCTCGGCGGGAAATCGTATTCCGGCCAGATTTCCCTCTTGAACTGGGCAGCCCAGTTCCAGATGCCCCTCTGGGGGGGCGGGGGTGCTGCGAACATGCGGCATATTATTGCCTTCATGCGGTTGTAGTTCGTAGCCGCGGATACCACAGGCGTTGCGCCAGATATCACAGGGCCAACGGCACGACCGCGCCACATGTGGGGGACCTCCACCTTTCGCAGGATCTCCAAGTCCCCTTTCTCAAGGTCAATCCACTTCTTGCGTGGTCCAGCCCTGAGTCGCAGCTCCTCCGGTGCCGCGCTTGCCCTGATCTTCAGGGCCCCGGGCGGCAACACAGCTCGATCGAGCTTCGCGGGTGCGGGGGGTAACTGCACTCCCTGTACATTTATAAGGCCACACGCACCCCCGCAGGTCATGTAGCCCTCTTGCACCTCGGATCCAAGTCTGGACACGGCGCCCTGATTTGGATCGCGAAGAGCAGCGGAGCAGCGTGCACAGATGCGGTGCTTCCACCGATACTTGCCAGGTGGAGGATCACGCCCGCAGCTATGACACGCACGCTCGCTGCATCCCTAGGTGCAGAAATAGACCGGCTCCGCGCCGGTCAGAAGCACTGCCTGCCTGACACGCAGGCCATAGCGGTGCAAGTCACGGAGGAGGGTGATGGGGGAGAAGTGAGGGGAGAGTTTGCCCGCGGCGAAAGCCTCCATGGCCAGGTTGCGCTGGTCCTGGAGGACGCCCTTCATCTCCTCGGGGCAGTGCTGAAGGAGTAGGGAGAATTGCGCCCTCAGTCGGGCGTGTTCACTGGGGAAGGAGGTCAAGGGGAGGTCAAAGTTGAGAGAGGGGTGGTGCCGCAGAGAAATCTCGGTGACCTGTTCCAGGTGGAACGGCACAGCACGACAAGCGGCTCCCGCGTAAGTTGCCGCCCGCCTCTGCAGGCTGAAGAAGAGAAACCGCTCTGCAAGGCCTTCCGGCGCTTGGCGTCTGACCTCCCAGGGTCTCGAGAGAAGGTACGTCCCCGTGCATGTGTGGAGGCGGTCGATGTACTCCGGGTTGTAATCCCCGTTGTCAAAGAGCGCCGGATTTATCACGTGGGTCGCACCAAGCCTCACGTAGACCAAGTGCCTGGTGCTGACGTGCATGTTGGCGATAACGCTGGGACGCAGCTCCCAGGCGATGCCGCCTTTGCCCATCAGCCGGCAGGAGGCCCGCTGAAACGCGGTGGGGTGGCCCTTGTAGAGGAGCATGTCCCCTGGGCACACGAGCGGTTGTCCCTGCTCCTCGACTCGGTAGAACGTGACACTGTTGATGAGGTCGCGGTTCCACTGAGGGGGCAGGGGGGGTGGGAAAACGCCGCACACCCCGGGAATTCCATCCAGGGGGTGACTAACGCGCTGGCACCTGTTGTGGTCGACGTTGCGTCGGCAAAGTGCACATGCGTCAGGGCCGAGCTTGCATCCCTCGGCTTGCGGCGGCCACGGAGCGGCAACGGCTGGTGGGGGCCCGTGGTAGGCAGGTCCGGGAAATACATCCCGTCTTGCAAACCCGTTCCAGACGGCTTGGAAGGGGAGGTCATCAACCTCGAACTCCACGTCGTCATCGCCCACATCTCCAACGTCAGCGGCGGCATCGAGCAGCTCGTGCTCCCACGCCACCCGCTGATGAAGGTGGTTGTCTGCCAGGTCGGGGTTGTCGGCACCAAGCACGTCTTCGAGCCTCCTTGCGTACATTCCCCAGAAGTCCTCGAAAGGGAGTTCATCCTGGTCGAACGGCATGTTGGCCCTGTTGTCCTCGTGCTCAGTCAGCTTGCCCAGCTCCAACGCATTCAGCCGGCACTCCCGCATATGGTGCCACGAGGTGGTGGCAACGAAGTGGGGGTTGTGATCGGCATTATCGTCGTAGTCCAAGGCAACGACAGCCCTGCCTCTGTGCTCCGCAGCAGGGTGTGTCCAGGAGAAAGCAACGTGCCAGATCCAGTGCCCATCAGCACCTAACCGGTAGTCGACTGTAAGGATCGAGATGCGAACATCAAAAGCCTGGCAGTGACCAATTGCCTCCTGGACGGTGATGCCGTTTCTTAGCGCGGCACGCTCTTTTGCGAGCTCCTCGATCATCTCCATGCACCTCTGACGATCAGGAGCCACCCTCACCACTGCTCTCCAAAAGCAGCTGGCGTCCATGTCGGCCAATCGCGTTTCAGCAGCTCGCCTCCATGCGGTATGACCATTCAGCCAGAACAATTTCCCGTTTCCGAAATGGCGGTTGTAGGTGGACATATTGTACAGAGGGACTCACCAAATTAACGCGTCAGGATGGGCTTTACCAAACTGAGACGCCTATGGCTACTGTCGCAATGACAACCCCTCAGCTGCAAAGGCAGTAAGGAATATTAAGGGAAGACGAGGGAGGATACGTGCCTACGGTCTTATGCCCCTTGTTCCAGGTAGCGACAACCGCAGTTGACCATTCGGGAGAGGCGCGCCACGCCTATGCATCGACGCCGGCTTCGTCACCCTGAAGGCTGTGGGTGGTCCAAGGGCTTCCCTCGTTCACCATCCGCGTGACGGGTGTCGAATCACGCGACCCAGGGAGGTTTTCCCCCCCTGGCCCATTCCGTGCTGAGAAATCCACTGCAGCACATCCACGGCACAATTACGCTGGCCGTCATCCCGCTGTCCACGGTGCGGGAGCAAAC